ATCCCAGGTGTTGTATTAGAGTTTAATCCAATATTATCTTTAATTCTGTATGGAGCATAAGTTCCAGCCTGAATATTGATCCCATTTCCGTTGGCACCAAATACAGCGGTTGGCCCAATAGTATTTCCTAAAATTTGGAAAGAGTGATTTGCTGCTGCTGTTGTTTGAATGCCAGCTGTTGTATTTCCAGCAATTCTTGAATTACATATGCTCCAATCAGTTGCGGCTAGCGCGTTGATTCCTATGCCATTGCCATAAATATCGCAGTTAACAAAAGTAAAACCTGACATATTGGTGTTATTAAACTGTATGCCCGCAGTCGTTTGACTTCCAAACCAGCAATTTGTGAACTTACATCTCGCTGGAGTTCCTGCACCTGAAACACTAAGCCCAATGGTTGCAGTATCAAAAAAGGTGTTGATCACTTCAATAGATGGAGTTGTTAAGCCTACGGTTGGTTCAATAGACATACATGTTGTTGCACCAATCAGTTGACAATCAGTAACTAAAGCAGCACTTACTAGAATAAATCTTACTCCTGCAAATCCTGTAATTGTCGCACCATTATTTGTCGTAAGCTTTCTAATCCACACGTTTTGATTAGCGCTTACTTCTACGCAAGACCCTCCAGTTGCAGCGTTCGAAAACGTTCTACATCCTATATCGTCTACATATGACAAATTGGCATTAAGCAATATTCCCTTATAGTGATTATAGATATCACATCGCCAAACATAGCTATAAGTCGCACCCGTTCCTATGTTGATTGCATATCCTGCCGTCATTGTATTGGTAGCACAAGTAAAACTTATGTTTTCGACACCACCATAGAATGTATTTAGTTGTATTGTATCAGATGTTGTTGTTGTATTATTGAATATTGAATCTGTGCGAGAAGCTCCACAAAATCTAATATGTGCTGTATTAACCACGATTGGGCTATCGATCTTATATGTGCCAATAGGAACCCAAACAATACCACCAGTTCCTAAAGCTGCAATAGCTGCATTAATGGCGGATACAGACGAAGCTACACCAGTAGGATCAGCACCATAAGCTACAATATCTGCATAAGGGCTTGGACCTCTAAATAAAGCATTTCCAGAATGGCTAGATGTTGTAACGGATAATGTTCCCCCTGTAATTGACGTACTTCCAACAATATTTGGCGCGGTCAGGGTATTAGTGCCTGAATTAAACGTAAGATTTGTACTTCCTCCAACGGTATTAGCTGATGAGCTAAATAGAATTTGGTTGGCTGTTGTAGTGGATGGATAAGTTGCAGTTGACCATGAAGGATTTGCTGCATTATTATTCTGTAGAATTTGGCCAGTCGTTGCAGTTGGGGATAAAGCTGTGATGCTTGATGTCCCTTGACCTAGTAAAATACCACTTGTGGTAAAAGTCGTTGGTGTATAAGGCCCTATTAAAGAAATAACAGGTGTTGTTGTTCCGTTGGCAACTGCGACCTGATTAGCTGTACCCGTAACACTAGTAACTGTTCCAGTGGATGTAGACAAAGTTCCTGAAGTTGGAAATGTGACGTTTGTCGTACCTGTCATGGTAAAAGTAGAATTGAATGCACCGCTAGTGGTTAAATTTCCGCCTAAAGTGATGGTTTTGACTCCATTATTTACCCCAGTTCCCCCGAATGTGGGACTAATAACACCTGCATTCCAAGTTCCTGTAGTAATTGTCCCTAAAGTTGTAATAGAGGGCTGCCCTACGTAATTAGCAGATATATCAACAGTAGGGTTAGGAGAAGAAGGAGTAACCGTAATTCTATTGGTGGTTCCGGAAACACTTGTAACAGTCCCTGTAAAAGCTGGTGGTTGAAAAGACGGATCAGCCCCTGTTCCATTATCTGTTAAAACATAACCTGCTGTGTTCGGAGCAATCCCATTAATAACAAAAGGAGATAAATTACTTCCTACTGCAATGTAATGATTAGGAACGTACCCAACAATTCCAGGAGAGCTATTATCTTGACTCATGTAATTTTTTCCCTTTTATGAATACATATCCCACTAGTGTGCCTTTTAGACCAATTACAATTATGGCATAAAACTTGGAATATATCTGGAAAATTATTTTTAATAATCCATCTATACAATCCAAGACCTCCATTTAATCCAGTCTCTTTTCGATGCTTTGCACCATCATCATTTATATGGTCTAAAACCAAAAATTCCATCTCTTTTTCTCCACAACAACGACATTTAATTTCTCCTTTTGAATAAAAAATATATACTCTTTCCTTAAATGTAACTTTTTCTATTCTTCTTGTTGCGTTGTGTTTTTCTTTATTTTTAGGATAATTTTTTCTAATCCTTTCATTGATTTTATCTTTATTTTTCTCTCTCCAATTCCTGGCATATTCATTATATTTTTCACGATTTTTTTCTCTGTAATCAGCTTGCCATTTTTTTGCTTCTTCTTTGTTTTTTTCACGCCATGTATTTGTATTCATTTGTCACCTTTTGTTCATTTAGGCGACTAGGTTATCTGAACCCCAAATAAATTAAAAGAACACGTCCCATTAGTTGCAAAACAGCTCACAATATCGGTAGCTGCTAAAGATATTCCTATGGTTGCTGTGTATGTATCGTTTGGCCCTACCGGCATTAAACTAAGTATGTATTGAGGGTTAGAAGCTGCGGCTCCTCCTACCCTAATTAAAACACTTACAGTATCTGAAACAGTGGAAGATAAATTGCATATGACAAGAGTTGAAACGACTGCGCTTGTTAAGGCCGGTGTGGTGTAAAGAGTGGTAATCGTTGCAGGTGATGGGTATGCTTGCCCTAAAACCTTAATTGTATCTGCCACTATCCACCCATTAATAAAAACGTTCGAGCAATACTTGTTGTTGCTGTGACTGCTCCGCTAATTGTAATAACATTTCCTGTTCCTGAAGTAGACAGACCCAACGCACCTTTCACCAAGATTTCGTTATTAATAGCCTCTGCCGTTCCGCTATCTGTGATAAAATCTATCGGCACATTAGAAGGGATAGTTCCTGAATCGTTGTTTAATGGGCCTGATTGACTCAAAATTCACCTATTGCTCAAGTTCTAGTTGTTTTTGCTTCAGCATTAGACTTTCAACTTTCTTTTCTATTATCTTGAGGGCTTTTTCATTATTGTTAGATTTCTGAACTGCATTTTCACTATCAAACTGAATTAGTTGCATTTTGTTATTAAATTCTTTGCGAACATACTCAATAGAAGAAGGAGTAGTATCCACATAATCTTTAACCTCTTGCCCTTTAGTGTTGATAGCCTCTGTTAATTCGGATTTCTTCCTTTCAATATCTTCATAAACTCCATCAATTTCGCTTTTGAATCCTTTCTTTGATTCTTCAAGTGATATTGTTACAGCCTGTAAATTTTGGTTTTGCTTTTCCCATTTCTTCAAAATATTATCATGTTCATTGAGAAGAGAAGATACCGTTTCGTCGTGTTGCTTGTCTTTCTGCTCTAATAGCCCCATCTTTTCAAGGGCAGATCGTTGAAACAGACCCATGTTTTGCAGACTTGCTTCCAAATCTTGTCTTTTGACACAGTTATTTAGATTTTTCTGGGTATTTTCAGAATGAGATTTAAAACGTTTTTCATTAGAAACTTGCAGATCTTTGACTTGAGAATCCAAATTGGATAATCCTTTTGTGGTTTTATCCAGATTAGCAGCCAAATCTCTCTTTAAATCTGCGTTTTCCTGTGAAAAGTCATTCAATTTTCCATCAATAACGATATTTCTTTCGTGTATTTCCTCTAATTTAGCCAAAATTAGATCCGCAAAGTTTTGAATCTTCTCAAAATCTTGCTCTCGTTCTTTAAATTTTTCTAAAACTTCATCATAAGCTTGGATTCTTTCAATCAAGGCGGGTATCTTGGCTTCTAAAACCTCAATCCTTTCTTGATCTGTAAGTTGTTTTTCTTCTTTATTAAACTTCTTTCCAATGCTCATGTTGACCCTTTAATAAATACATTCAATGTAAACCGCACCAGTTGTAGGAGCTGTACTTTGTTTAACATAGAATTGAAGGTTTTGTCTTAGAACAAAGTTATCATCAAAAGGTGATCGATTAGTCGTTACGTCAAATAATTTGAAAGAACCCTTAGGAATAAACATTTTATTGTTCACGCCATCATCTGAGAAGAACATGTCTCCATCAGTATTGTTGGTGAAACAGATAAGCTTGATAGGATTTGCGAACGCTGCACCAACTGGTGCATACGTTCCAGAAATACCGCCAAAAGCTACTGTTCGAATGATTTCGAAGCTTGCGTAGTCAGCCATGTATTCCCCCTTAAACTTGTCTAATTATGTGATAAGTAAACGAGCTAAGATCACCTGTTTGAGTCGATCCTGGAGTTCCTAATATAACTGAAGTAACTGTAAAGCTAGCTCCAGCAGATATCGTATAAAGTATTTCACCTAGGGTCGTAGAAGCGTTAGCTGCTGTTCTTTGAACAAATATACGGTCTGTAGCTGCAATGTTTGTGTTTGCAATAGTTACGGTGCCAGCTGTTAATGTTGCTGTACCTATAAAGTCTGTTACTGCACCACCATGAACACGTAGTTGTTTAGCTGCACCGTTGATAATAACGTTACCGCCGGATGTGGTAATGTCTCCTGTTACTGTCTCATTACCCGTTATAGCAGTATTTCCGGTCGCATTCCCAATATTAACAGCTCCAGTACCACCTGTACCAATATTGGTAATACTCGCACCAGTTGTATTAATATTTGAAGTACCAGTAAAAGTAGTTGGGCCATTAACTATTAAAGAGGTTAAAGTTCCCCTTGTGTTCCACACACCCCCACCAACGGTTGTATATTGAACTGGAGGGCTTTGAGAATTATCAAACCAGTTAGTGCCTTGAGGATAAATATCTTGTGTAGTAGGAGCTCTAAAAGCTGGCTGAACTGGTGGGTGGGCTATTGGGTCGACGCCTGCTGCGTCTGCTGGGAAGGAGCCGTAAGGATAAGGCATAAAAACGTCCTCGTAAAACATATTTTGTTTGTGTCTTACGATGGCGAGTCGATTTACATTACGGCCTGGATAGGGTTGCGATCCCCTGTTTCCGCTGGATTTAATTTAATCTTTTAGTGTATTTAACGCAAGCGTCTATAGTTGAAACCGCCCTGTTTGATCAGCTCATAGAAAGAGGCTCCTAATGAGGGTTGTTTACCTTTCCACCATGCACCATATTGGTTTTGTCCTTTCGTTTTGGCCGGAACTGCACCCATCATGAATGCTTTAAAGATTTGAGGTGGAATTCCATCATACTCGTAGACCGAACCGCCTTGAAATCTTACTTGAGTTTTTCCGTTGCTTAATTGTCTAGCACCCCAGATATTAGAACTATTTAAATCTGCATGTCTAATTCCACCTTCCATTTGTCTTGGATCTTTTGGAATCTGAGCTTGTAATTGATTAATTATATCAGTTAATCTATCAGGTTGACGTAATAAACTATTTAGATCAGGATCAGGGATCTGAGCCATATAACTAATAAAAGCTTCAGGATTAGAGCCCGATAATACCCATAATAATTGAGCCCCAGGCGGAACCGGCGCGTTAATTGAGGGGACTTGCCCTGAAGTCTCTTGTGCAGGTTCTGCCGCCTCATTAGCATAAAGCGTATCAATTTGTTGAGTGAGGTAATTAATCTCATCGGCAATTTGTTGCTGAAATTCAGCAGATAAAGTTTCACCCGAAGCCAAAATTTCCTGCACTCCTGCAAGGATGGCATCTAAAATATCCTCTAACTCTTCAATTTCGGGGTTCATGTACAGCCGCTTTACATTGGGGGTTGTTGACGTTTTTGTCTAGATTGAGCTGCTGCCTGTAAAGCCTGCATTAAGTTGTTCATTTGAGGAGAAGATTCAGGTTCACCCTGTTGTTGTCTTTTAGGTTGTTGTTTTGTTTCTCTCAAGCTAGCACTGTGTGCTTCAACTAAAGATCGCATCATTTCTGGCAAAGACTTACCTTCATGTCTTAACAACTCAAACTCATTCCAAAGGTTGATAAATTGATCTTTGTTGTTCAAACCTCTATAGTTTTTTAGTTTGTTAGCAATTTTTAAAAAACCTGATATTGTTGGATCACTATGTTGTGTTTTTCCTGACTGAAAGGCATTCCAAACCTTCTCACGAATGGATTCTTGCACGTCATTTTGCGGTTCGGTTGTTGCCTCGCTTTCACCTAAATTGCTTTTAATAAAGTCTAATCCATCTTGAAGATTTAAACCTTGTTCCATCCCTTTTTTTAAATACTTTCCAAGTTGAGGAGCAACTTTATTAATCCCTTTCATGGCAAGATCAGCAGGAATATAAGAACTTAAAAAAGGCAACACTCTAGAAGCTATTCCTGTTCCGAAAGCGGCTCCCCCTAAAGCTGCTGCCGTTCCTACTCCACTTTTTACCCTTGAATCAGATCTTCTTGCGGATTCAGCTTTTTCATCAGCATAAATTTCATCTAAACGTCTTGTATCCATTTATAAACCTCTGATTAGTGGAAGCGTAAATATGTCTCCCCAATTAGGAAATACATCTAATGCTGTATCCTCCAGCTGCCGTTCTTGCTCGGGGTGGAGCAATAATTGCTTTGCGTCTAAATCTTCTCTAATCTGTCGAATGAAGGCTCTATCGTCAAAGTTGGGATCTTTATCTTTAAAGGCTTTGGCTATTGCTAACGGGCTGGCTTTTGCATTGGAAAGAAAAGGCTCAATATTAATCGCATGCTTGATGGCTTCCACCTCCCTGTTACCCATATTAGAGTTCTTGCTTTTTTTGACGTAATCGCTAAGGCCTTCCACTTTTTTAATAGGATAAGCCACCGAAGCAGCTCCTCGCCGCGAAAGATTGAGGCCCTCAGGTCTTTGAATCTCTAGAAACATTTCTTCGTTTCGGTTTAGTTTATCATAGGAATTTTGAATCTGCTTTAAGTCGTCGTAGACTTCTGCTCCTTTTCCTGGAGTCAATTTGCTTAGAATGGAACGATTTGCCAGCTTATTCAAATTGCTCTTGCTCTTAGCAAAATCAAGAATCTGATTTGTTCTCTGATTTACCGCATCATTGATTGTCAAATTCGGGTCTTTTTTTACATCCCTTTCTACGAGCCTTTTTACTTCTTCCTGCAGCTCTCCACTGGCATCTGAAAAAGTTCCTTCAGGCGTCTTTTGCAATTTCTTTTGTAATTGACGATCGAGCTCTTTTTGAATATCTTCGCGTACTTGTTTCTGATACGCATCTATCTTCTGTTCAGCGTCAGGGCCAGCAAGATAACGTTCTTCTTTTTCTGCTGTCATACGTTCGATTTCTTGAGGGGTCGCATAAGGAAATTGATTTGCAACTCCTAATCTTTCTGCCTCGTATTGCGCTTGATTCCATCGACGTCTTGGTTCTGCAGTAGGACGAGTTGGGTTATTTGTAACAACTTGTCCATCTCCAGAAGCAGAAATATTATCTTGTATAGAGCCAGGATTTCTTACATTTTCACCAATATTATTAGCTACCTGTGTTCCGAGATTTGCTGCTTTAGATTGGTTTTGTACCTCTTGCGAAGGCCCTGCACCAGCAGATCCTGCAACTCCAGCGCCCCCTGCAGCGTTTTGATAAGCGTTTCTTGTTGCTTGATTCTTTAAAAGCTGAGAAGCCCCCTCTATAATAGAAGGTGTTACTCCAGGAATTGCTGCTAATTTAGCATATTGTTGGAAAGGAGACAGACTATCTTGATTGTTAGCCAAATCATTTAAACCTTTAGAAAGTCTATATCTTTCAACTTCTTTAGGTATTGTATCAGATAATGCGCCACCGACTGCGCGTCCAAGCATTGATGATCTGTCATCTTTATTGATAACTTGAACCATTAAAACACTCCTTTCTGTCTAAACTCACGATCATAGCTATTTGCACCATAAGGATCCGAATTTCCTTTTCCACTAATCCAATTACTCGCCATTCCTGCTAATGGGCCACCAAAAGCACCTATTGCTCCTGAAGTAATTCCACCTAAGGCATTTTGTAAGAAGCCACCTTGAGGTTGTTCATATATGTTTTCATTGAACTGACCCAATGCTTGATTGCCAAGACCCATTAATCCTTGTGCACCTTGTTGTCTTAATTGAGCCCTGATAGCTCCTAGTCTTTCGCTTAAATCTGTACCGGCATTAATTGCAGCATTTCTAAACCCACTGGATGATAAAGCTCCAGATCCCATACCTGCAAATTGCTCTGCCAAGTCGGGAATAATTTGCTCATTAAACTGACGCATTTGAGGAGCAGCAAAAGCATTATAATCTGCAGAATCGTCACTAAGAAGATTCCCGTAATAGTTACCGACCTTTCCAAAAGCCCCTTGAGCAGAATCTTGTAAATTCTGATAGTTTCCCTGTTGTTCTGGGCCTAATAAAGACCTTTGCTTATATCCGGCCTTCGATCCTGAAAAAAAACCCATACTACCTCACAATTCTTGAATATATTCACATACCGCAAAAGCTCTATCATAAGCCGTTGGTGATGTAAAAACAATATTTGTTGCATCCATTTCAACATCTGGGGCTACGTATGTCCCCGCACTAAAAGCAACTGAATCTGTACCCGAGACCCATAAATCAATTAAAGTAAAATTGGCATCAAAGTTAATACCGTGTGGTACGGTATTTGCCCCTACAACGATTGTTCCCATGTCTACTACTTTACGAAATACTGATCTATATTCCTGATTATTCGTGGTTCCAGGTATAAATGCCTTTCCACTTAGTAATTCTTCATCTAAAAGCCATCCAATTTCACGCAAATTGACTGTATTGGATATCCTTTTTAGCTGTTCAGTGAAGAAAACACGTGCATCTTCCCACTTTTCAGGCACAGAATCATAAACTGGCAAGTAAGCTTCAAAGATTTGATCTGTAGGAAAACTCATACGAGCCTCTTAAATTCTAACGTCCAGTAAACATTATTTCTGACCACAGCATTCAAAGTTGCTAATTTTAAAATATTTCCCATGTTTGTCGCTCTAATGGAGTTTCCATTGTTTTGAAAGGTGAAAGCTGAACCGTTCCAAAGAATGTCAACATGGCTTAATAATTGATCGACTGTATCTATTGCCCATAAAGACGCAATGGCATAAGTAATTCCAGTGAAATCAAGTACTGTTGGATTCAAAGCATTGCTAACCTGCACGGGTGTAGAAGGAGACTGCAAAAACGTGACAGGAGAAGGAACAGATGTTAAAGCCAAACCCGTATCGTAGTACTCCGAAAATTGAAGTGTATCGATGCTTGTTCCCGCTTTCTTATAACCAAATAATTTAGGATTATTAGCAATAGTAGAAGGTGGTGTGCCTTGATCGGGTGTCGTTACTTGCCTATGCTTGCCATTATCTGCGGTTAAGTTGGAAAAAGTATAGTGATCCACCAAAAAACTAGCGTCTAATTGCTGATTATTTCCAAGCAATTGGCCTTGTGAGTTCTTTAGCTTGTCCCCAGGCTGAGGGATATTATTTAAAAAAGGCATAATTATCTCCTAATACCCTTGAGGGATTTGTGTTCCGGCTGGGCGCATCCATAATATTTGTGAGTCTAGTTGGACATCAGACGATTGCGCATTAGTCGTCATCTGGTAATTACTTAAACTGTATTCAAGCGTAACGAATGCTCCTCTAGCCTGCGCATATACACGTTGCCACGTTTTCGAACTTTTAAGTCCTTCCCTATTTGTTGTTGGGATGACTGTGTTAAAAAAAGGATCATTCTGAGTATTTTGAGCAATCTTGTTAACCGGCTGTTCATCTGCATAATCTGAATAAACATTCAAAGAGATTTCACCTTCTTCTGTGGTATCCAAATGAACATCTACAAATCCAAATTGAATAGTTTGACCTTGGTCTAGATAGTTAAACTTTTTACTTTGAATAATGAAATTATCTCGAAGTTGTATTTCTCCACCACCCACGTAAACTGCTGGGGAATCTATCCTAGGTGTAATATCAAAAGAATCAGTAGCGGGATCATAAACATACAAATTGAAAGTATCGTTATCTACGTAGACAACACCAAAGATTTGATCATTTAACGATTCAAAAGGGGTGCCAGGAATAATATCGACTATCTTGATGACCTGTCCTGTCTGCATGTTGTGGTTAACGCTTCGAATTTGAGTTGGCTGTGGTGACTGACCAATGATTCCTTGAATAGTCAAAGAAGCGTCGTTATTTACCTGCTTATTGAGTATGAGAACATAACCTTGCTGGTTACCACCTACTACATCAGGAAATAGAGCTGGGCTTTCAATCCAAGGGTAATTGGCTTCTTCCCAAGTGTCATCGGTCTCTTCCCATGTTAAACCACTTTGAGGTTGATACTCTCCGAGACAAGTAAGAGAGTCTGTAAATATTGCCCATGAATCATTTTCATAGTTGTAGACCAAACGCCTATCAGGAAATTTACTATTATTTACTCCTAATGGATATATCCAATAAGCCAAACGATTGTAAAAATCTCTGATTCCATGAACTCTTTGCGGGCCTTCTTCTAAATTATTAAACTGAAATACTAAGTCTGTGATCTTGATGTCAATACGATTGCTTTTAAAGCTATCACACTCAACGATTCCTTTGTCACCTATGCCAACTATCGATGTATCAAATTGAACAAGAGAGAAGGTGCTTTCTGCGCCTAATTCAGTGTTTACTTTTTCGATCTGAAAAGGAGCAATCGAACGCCCAGTATACCTAAGCTGCCAAGTAGAACTTTCACAATAAATGACAAGATTATCTCGTACGTATCCAACACTGACTATGTTCTCCGAAGTAGGAATGTCTAAAAATCCGCCTTTACCTCTGATATCATCTCTCCATGCATCAGTTAATAAAGGATTACCAATAGCAGCCCATCTGATTCTTTGGCGATAAGCTACAGAGTTAGCAAGTGAAGTTCCTTCTAAAGTGTTAAACACGACCAGACGGCTTCTAAACGGAAGAATACAGAGACTCTGATAAAGCTGCTCATTTGTGCCTGTAGGATCAGTAATTTGTGGAGTAAAATCAGTCCATGTAGTCCCATCTGTATAACGTATTGGATCACCCGCCGTTCCTGAGAAGTTAGTAACCCAGAAAAGCTTTGCGTTTGATGAGTTGACCCAATAGTTGGTTGACCAAAAGAAATCTGCATCGTCTCCCGACCATGTCGTACCTGGGATAAACTCTTGCCATCCTGAACCACTGATGTATTCATACGCATATTTAGTATCAAATGCTATTGTATCTTCATTGTTAATATTATTTAGTTCACGTTTTCTAAGTCCCATTACTGGTAAAGTAGGAAAATAGTTAAAGTCTATGATTGCAGGACCGCCTGCAGGTGCTCCGATAATATTGACTTGCCCCGTAAAGTAGTTTATTGTTCCACTAACCCCTGGAGAAGCACTTGTTAAAATTCCATTTCCTTGATCTTGTAATTGAGTACCACCTGCTTGAAAAGTCCAAGTACCACCCGATTGCCAAATACCCCAATCATGAGAATCAACCCCAAGCTTAAAACTAACCCCATCGCCCAAAACTTCGATTTTCCAAGGGCCACCATTAATAGTATCATCTCCGCTTCCAGGAACAACAACAACTCCTGAAATGCTAATACTATCTCCAGTTGTTAAACCTGCGGTTGAAGTTGTCCATACTTGGCAATCAGAAGCATTTGTGTAGCCTCGAGGGGGAGTGTCCGGAGATCCCGCAACAATTGAACCTGTTATGGGAGCTGGATTAATTGTGATTTGAATGCTTCCAGGCTCTATTTGCGCTTGTGGTTCAGGTGTAATTGGGCTTGCCAAAGTAGAATAAATGTTAAAATTCCAAGGTGAGGCACCACTGTTTCCTAAGCTTTCGTCATCAAACGTTCTCCGTAATCTGCCAAGTATTTGAAAGCCTTGCTTCCTTCGAATAGTTTCGCGAAATACATAGGCGTTTTCTAATACGGGAAATGCATCTTCTGGAAGAATGAAGTTAACTCGATTTTGCACCAAACCTGTCTCATATTTGCTAATGTAAGTAGGCTTGTATCCAGGCATTACCAGGGTCCCCCTGCAAATCCATTTCCGTTATTCCATCCGTAACCTGTCGTACTATTGAATATCGTCTGATTAGGTTGGAATATCTCTTCAACACCTTGTCTTTCAAGAACGAGAGCTTCTTGCTTATCCAGCATAGGAGTGAGACTTGCAACTCCGTCTGTGTCTTGTCGATCAAACAAAATGTCTACAGAAGCTCCATAAGCAATGTATTTAGCCCATTGGTTCAATATAGGATTATCTGTAGATTCCATGAACTGGACGGGAGTTAAGTATGTTTCAACTGTAATCTTATGGATGTGTTTAGGAACTGGGCGGATTGTAAACTCATTATTCCAAAACAACATTGAGTAAGGTAAACCAGTCTGATATTGAGCAACTCTTAGTCTAAAATACTCTCCTGCAGCAGGAATCAAACCGCAGAGAGAAGTATCAAAGAAAAACTGGCCTGTTACATAGTTAACACTTCCAATTAGAATAGATCCTATAAGGCCTGGATTGTTGTTATTTTGGTTTAACATCCCAGGAATACCAGGATTTTGATTAGCAGCAGGTGTAGATGTTCTGGCATTTGGCACTCTATAATATAAATTGCCAAATCCATCATCCGAAATACTGATCGGCGCGCCTGTTGTAGAAACTGTTCCCAGTGTGACTTCATTTGAAAGAAATGGTCCTTGTACTATAAAATTGAAAATAGTAGTAATTCCATCCCCTGCAGCCGGTTGCAATTTGGTAGGGAATTTAGGCCACACGCTAAAAAACTGTTGCCTATCTTTGAGTAAAGACCCCTGAATGCCGTCTACATAAACGGGCGAGCGTACCCCTTGATTGTAGTTGACATCCAAAGGGTACCGATCAATATAGGGTTGCGTATAAAATTCATAAACACTTCTCATTTGATCTATTTTAATTCCATATGGGAAGTCATTTAAATAAAAGTTGTTAATATATTCGTCTATGACAGCAGTAGGTAATTGAGATTCGCTAGATGAGGTCGTTAACTTCCTAACTTTAGCTCTAATATATGCAACTGTGCTATTTCCTGGTGCTACCGCTGTCATATATCCTCTAAAAGCTTACTGGTACAAGTTCAAATTGTCTTTCTGCTGCTTTATCTTTTGCCAATGGATCACCATCTTTTGTTACGTTCTCACCATCTAAAGAAACAAGACCACTCCTTTGAATAGATTGAATCCCATTAACTTCTTCAATAAATCCCATCGGTAATTCATAGGAGTAACCAGGTATCAAATGATAAACATTGATAGGATCTCCAGCATATCGGCAATAAGGCTTGTCCAACCTTTCGTTAGAATTCTTAGCCACAAGTCTTGCTTTAACGATTTTGGCATCATCTTTGCGTTTCTTTTCATAAGCAGATTTGACTTTTGGATTAATCTTTGCACCATTGTCATCAGGCACATGATTTGTAATAGTGTTTATCAGACCGTGTTCTTCTCCACCAGCTGTTACCATTTTGATTAACATAGACGCTCCTAGTTTCCATTATTGTTGAATGATTGAAAGGGTACATAACGCGTAGTATTATCGTATTGAAGGTTTCTAGACCCAGAAGGGGCTAAACTAGCTATTTGATTAGGATCTCCTCCTATAATAAACGGGTCAAAATACTGCGCATTTATATCCAATGTCATGCTATTGCCTAATACGGTTAAAATCTTTCCTACAAGTCCATTTGCTTGCTGCATTCCAAATTTGAATGGAATGGTTAACTTCACAAGTTGTCCTGGAATATACGTGTTCACTTGATTAATTGGGTTTGCCTGGGTTACTACAATCATCGGATTAGTTGTAAAAATATTGGTGATCTGTAACGCACTTGGCGTTTGTATTACACCTGGTAAAAATGTATTCGAATTATTGGGATATGTCATCTTCACCTAAAAAAGGATGGGGGCAATTAACCCCCACCCATTTGCTTAGTTTTCTTTCTTCCAAGCTTGCCAAATTATCGTATCACCAGATGAACCAGCTGGAGACTGAGCGCCTGCCGCTAGGTACATATATGGTGTAAATTCAGCTGTTCTAAACGGTTGCTTCACGAAGTCGTAACCTGTTTGAACTCCAGTAACTGGGTTGTAAGTTGTTGACGCTCCTTGTGGCGCTACAGTCGCAAACAGTTGAGCTGTTGGAGACGATAGTGATGTTGGAAACGCAAAAGCCGTAAAACCAGTCGTATCGATATCAACAGTCATCGTGTAGTTAGCAGATGAAAGTGCTACAATTGTTCCTGTAAGTTGATTCAATTGAGTCATACCAAAAGAAAATGGCACGCTAAAGTGAACTTTCATACCAACAGAATAAACAAGAGTCGGATCGATAGAAGTACGAACAACCGCTTGAGTTGCTTGAGTAACTTCAGTGATATACAGTCTTTCTGGAAGAACGGCGCTAAACTTAGAGATTCTACGAGTAAAACCAGCAGTTGCAGGTGTTGCAAAGCCAGCGCCTCTTAGACCAATAAGTGTATAACCAGAACCTGAAACAGAACTGATTTGGAAATCCATTCCAGCGATCTGCAACATACCAGTTGTACCGTAAATGCGAACAATATCGCCTTCACTGTAAGTTTGTGTTTGAGTAACAACAGCTGGAGAAGCCGCAGTAATCGCAGTAATCGCGTTTGCTGCTTGATTCTCTACAATTGGCGCAGCAGTAACATAGGTGAAACCACCAGTTGTTACGCTTACTACGTTCAAAGCATCTGTTGAGTTAGTCTTTTTAGTTTCGAGCGCTCCATCAGCAGGTGTTATTCCTCTGAACCACTCGAATTTTACACCACGACCAGTCGCTTGTTGCGTACCAGCTTGAGTGATGTTATTAACGACAAAATAGTCCGCTGAGCTAGGAACGGGGATCTTGATCCCGACACCAGTCGAAACGAACGAGTCTTGAGTCATGATTGTAAATGGCATCTCTCATCCTCCTTATGACGCTTGAGTTGTTGTGCAGTTCAAGCCAGAAATCCAGTTTTGATTTGTGATCGCACGAGCAATCGCAAATTTCGCATACAACTGGCTGTTTTGAGCTACTGAAGAAACAACCCAGTTCGGACGGTAACCGATCTTAGCTGTGTAGCTGTTTTGCTCAATCTTGGCGGCAGCTTCAACACCGTACATAGGAACGGTATAGACTGTTCTACCTAGTAAAGAAGCTCCAGGGATCTTGTTAGCTTTAGAAGAAACAAAGAAACGGAATCGGCTAATAGCGCAATACTCTTCTGGACGTAGGCCATCTTGTGATGGGTATGCGTTTTTCAGAAGAACTGTTTGAACTTTTTGAAGATCAGCAGTCAAATTAGTATTTGCTAAAGCTATAAACGCGTCTCTGGTGGGCCCGGTCGAAAACTTATTCATGGCATCAATGCTCACAAGCATTGTACGGGCATCATTACCCAAAAGAATAGTTTCGATGTTGTTAATATCATTCAAAGAGATATTAGAAGGCTGGTCGCCGTTAATACCACCGGTGCAATTGATATAAGAAACAGAAGAAGCAAAAAGATCGCGCATTAGCAAATCTTCCTTTTCCCTCATCCACTGTCCTAAAAGGGCTGTGAACTTAGTTAAGGTCTTGCTGTTCTCATAGAGGACAACCTGCTCGTTCGTGATGATAGACTTTGCGTAGATTTCCATTGTCGCATCAACATCTGTACGGATTGGCACTTCAGAAGCTGGATCAATACCTGAACCATCTAATTGGCCTCCGTCTGTTGAAAGACGCTCGAAACGTGACATACGTGTAGTTTTACCGATATAAGCTTCGGCATAGTGTAAATCCACTCCGAAAGAGTGAATCAAATTGAACATAGGCGTAGACAGAAGATCTTCCGACGCTTGCACGGGAAGTTCTGGGGCCATGTTATTTATGTTAGTGATACCAGTAGGAAAAGACATCTCTCACCTATTGCAAGTTAATGAATTGTTCCTGGTGGCGAACCTGGATTCATCAGCCTGCGTAGGTGAGACGCGATACTACCTAAGAAAGTAAATTTAAAATTAAAGTATTTACTCTTTTGTGTCTATTGATTCTCTCCATAAGGCAATCATTTTTTCCATGTCCTCTTGCGGAGAACCATCATCATGAAGAAATAACTTTGATCCATGTAATTCATTCCATGCGTTAAGAAATCTGATTGATCCAACAATCAATTTAAAATCATCTCCAAAAGCCCATTCAGCAAATATTTCTACTTCTTCATCAGTACAAAATTGACGAATAAGGTCTTTAATACCATAAAACATCATCACTCTAATCCTTTCATTACTCTTTGCATTCTTTCCCAGTTGGCGGCTTTACGTGAATCATCCATAACCATTGCTGCTTTAGTTGTCCCTGTTTGACTAACTCCAGTCACAGAACCAGATTGAGGTTTGGCTAAATTCTTATCTGCTCTTGCCGCATCTTTCTTAGAATCGGCATTAGGCACGAATTTCTTTACAGATTTATATATCGAAGCCCACTTATCAAATCCATCAGGCATATAACGATAGGCATTAGCTATTTCTGGGTAATGAAACTCTAGGTAATCAAGGTTTTCGGTGGTGCATGTCTGGTTGAAATCCCCAAAGGTCTTTTGAAGGTTATTAGGTAGATCTCTTGTTTCTTGCTCTCTGCGCTTGGCTTCAGCTTCTCTTTCTCGCTTTTCAATGGCTGCTGCAACTTTCTTTTCAATTCGTTGTTCTTCTGACTCATCTTCGTATTGGAAATCACTTGTAGAGAATTGTTGTTGATTTTGTTGTGGTTTATTAGTGATTGCTTCTAACGCTGCTTTTAATGCTGCCGCTTCCTTCTCTTTGTCTTCTCTATGCTTGCGTTCAGCTTCTAATTGTCTACGTTCTTTTTCTCTTTCCTCACGAAACTTTCTCCAATTAATCTGTTCCGGAGTTTCCGACGCGGTTTCTAATGGTTTTGCATCGGCTACATCAACCTTAATTTCTTCTGTTTTTTCTTGCACTGGGGCTACTGGTTGTTCTATTTTAGTTTCTTCGCTCATTAACAAGGCTCCTATGGAAATTATTGAAAGTGACGACATCAAACAATTAGAGACAAAAGCAATCAGGTTAAAGCTTGTTGAAAGCTTATCAACCTATAGAGATCTCATGTCTTATATGGCTGCTGACGCTCCTATTAGTGTTTTAGGTTTGAATAAGAGGACTCAAACTATCCTCTTCCGCGAGGGTTGTCTTCGTGTCTACGATCTTCTCAATCGCGACCTTACTAAAATCAAAGGGATCGGCGTCATTGGGGCCAGGAATCTTACATCCCGCCTTCAACAATTCCTCTCTGTGTAGTTTGAAGTATTCGTGTTCTGAAAGCATATCAATGTCATGCTGATGACGTATGAATTCCCAGAAAGTCCCTTTGAAGAAAGCAACTGACCACGCCTGCATTGTCTCATATCTTTTGTGTACGATAACATTAGTGCCAGCCAACTCAGCCATAACCATATCTGATGGCAAAACCCAAAGACGCTTAGTAATCTTGTCTAATCCCTTGTTGTAAAGGAACACAGACTGATTAGGTCTAGGCTTTGGAAGATAGGGCCAACAATAGAACTTTCTTCTTAGTAGATTTGGGATCAAGGGGTCTTTTGCTATGACCATGACCACACAGAATTCAGGTTCATCGATGATGTTCCTGTAGTTTTCAATCGCTTGGCGCAAATGAACACCAATATCATCGGCCATTGCATGACCAACTTCGAGCGCATCGTATTTCGTTGTGTCGCTCAGAGCTTTTTTGGAAAGCTCACCACCCGTCTTACGTTTAGTCATTGTTTTTCTTTAATCAATCTCTTTAGTGTCATTATTTGATTTAAAAAATTAATGCTTTGTTGTTGCATTTCTTTTTGTAAGATTTTAAGGATTAAAACTTTATCATAATCTTCTATTTTTATGTTTTGAAGTACTAAACCTTGAGCATAATTGCAATTCGAGATAGCAAATTGCAATTCTTGTAACATTTCTATTTCAAGTGGATATGCTAAATTACTCATCAATGATCACACTCGTTAATCTTTTTATGTGGTTGCGCTCTATCTTTTCCAGGTCTAGGCAGAAATGCACCTGCTGGATCATCACCGTAACCCCTAGGAATAACAGATTCGCTAACATCTTTAAGCCAATGCTTATCGGATTTAATGCCCATGCCTTGAGCAATACCCATATCTTCCGCAGCTTTAGATTTCTTTTTCATACAACCTCTTAAAAGGTGAGGAGGGCCACGCTAATAACCCAACCCCACAAAATTTAATTCATAAAAGAGGAGGAGAACGCCTGCAAAGATATTATAATGCCTCTTCATCGGGCAGCTTATTAAGCGCGGCTCCTTTCTCGCTCCTTCAAACTAATATTTCATTTTGTTTTTACGTGTGTAATCGGCTAGCTTGTTAACAGATTCTTTCAAATCTTCGGCATTGCCCATTTCTGAAGCATATTTACCATTAGCAACCTTAGTATCACCTTGGGGTTTCTCCCAGTGATCCCTTTCAAAGTAAGGCATTCCTCCGCCCTTTGCTTTGTCTTTCTTGTCCATAATGCCCTCCTATAAGGCTGATTCCACTGGTTGAGTGGATTGATTTTGCATTTTAATTGCTTCTGCAAGCTCTAGTGACGACCTGAAATTAGCCAAGTCCATATCTTCTAACTCAATCATCATCTTAACTAAATTGAGATCTGCTTCTGTTCGTTTATGCTCTGCGTCAGCTCTTAAATCTTCAATACGAGCAATCTTTTCGGCTGCTGAAGCCATTAACTCTTTCTCACGCGCAAGTTCTGATTTAGCCTTGGCGTAATCAACCATCATCTTGCTATTGTCTTGCTGCTGTTGTTGCTGCATTTCAGCTTGCTGTTGCTGTGATTGCTGCTGGCTAATCTGCTGCATCTGTTCAATAATTTCTTTCTTATTAGTAATAAATGCAGCCTGCATAATAGATTCATCAGGTATTGGCATACCAATCTCTCTGAAGTGTAACAACTGCTGAAGTTCTGTTTGTCTTTGTGTGGTGCTATAGTTTCCTTCTTCAACTGCAATGCTGTATTTTTGTGAGGCTGATGAGAAGAACCTAGGATCGGCATCACGTCCGAGAATATTACGAACTTTACCTTTAGAGAAGTTCTTACGTATTGCCGCAAGCCGAATTTTACCATATAGCCGCTGTGTATAGTCCAGCTTATCGAACATACCTTGGAGCGTTGTAAGTCCAGCGCCCTGGCGTAGCATAGATAATATGCCAGATTTGTCGTCTGTCGCTGCGCCCAATAGTTCTTCGTTGACGCCTGAGATCTTAGTGATGTCCTCTGCAAGGGAAGCGGAGAGTTCAAGCAATGACTGTGGGATTGCTGAAGGTTCGATTCTTTGGATTTCATTAGGCAAGTGTCCCGCTTTAAGAGGAATTAAAAATCCATCACCTCCAGAGGATTGTCTGAATGCTTTAACATCTGTAACTGCATCCACTGGAAATATCCATCCTGCGTTAATCTGGCTCTGTAGTATCTGTAGCTCAATAACCTTTCTCATGTTGTACAAAAACTGGCTGTCACGTAGGTTACGGACCACTCCTTGCACGCGCCATGCGTAGGATGTTACGTCAGGCTCATAATAACAGATTGAAGGAACAAAAGGGTATTCGTCTATTCCCAGCAGGTTCGCACCGTGATAAAACACTTTACCACCTAAGCTAAGAACTAGTTTTACTGTTGGAACTTGTGTCTTTTTAACCTTTAGCCAAGGTTGCTGACGCAATGTCTGCTCCAGCATATCTTCTGGATCATCTTCTTCCTGTTCCCACTCAGCTGCTTCGCCTGTCTTTGGATCTAATATGATTGTTGCTTCACGAGTAGTTCTGTAATAGAATTCATCGTAAGTAAACAAACCGTTCATAGGCATATTCTGAAGTTCTGCTTGAACTGGGAAGCGTCCGTCTTTCATGCCACCTGGTTTCATTCTATCTATTTCATCGGCTCTACCAGGCAATAAAAGTTTTGCGCCTTGCTTGCTAGTCCATCTACGACGCCATATACCATTGCAGTCACTAAGGTCTTGTTTTCTGAAATACTGATCTATCAAAAAATTATTATATGATACGCAATCTGTATATAAATCCCCTGAGATAGGATCTTGAGCAAAATCTGGATACAAATGTAATAGTGTCATACCAGTATCGCATGAACCCTCGAATGCTTGAGAAAGATACTCTTGAAAGCCATCACGGTCTTCGCAGTATCTAAGAACACCATTGTAATCATCTGCTAACTGATCATCATTAGGATGAATGGGCATGGTCAATGTACTCTTACGATTACGTCTTTGAAAACCACCAATCATGTTTAAATGACGACGAATCAAATTGAAGAAGAACTTCTGAGCTTGGCCGTAGTTAGGGCCGTACATAGAACTATAGAGCGCTTGATCGCCGACTTTGAATCGTTTATCGATTGAACCTTGCATCCATAATGCACCGTTTCCGATGTAGTTAGCATCGTAGAAATAATCCATCATGCCTTGAAGGTCTTTAGCCCCAGTATCAGATGGATCTATGTAACCGCCCGAATTAATAGCGTAAGAGCCTTGTTGGTACGAACCCACAGATCACCATATATATAATTAAATTTTAATGTACTGTAAACGCAATAAAATATTAAGAATTATATATACATGTTATCAAAGAAAATGTCCCTGAATATCTTGATTAAATTGCTCATGTATGTCGCTAAACCCGTAGATTTTAGCCTTAAGCTGATCATATGTAAGATTTAGATCTGGATTTGATGTTAATCCATTTTTGAAACACGAAGCTAAAAGATAACGGCAAGAGTCAACTGCGTGGTCATTCATCTTGATGGGTTTATCTTCCCCTCTATCTGCCGCTTTTGGATCCCATGCATAGGATTGTATTTGTTCGATGAGATTGCGACATGAACCATGCACTAACATGTTCTTTCCCGCGATGAATTGACTCATCAATTTGATTCCAAAAAGTACGTCATTGTTAGCGTCAACCACAGGCAAATCAAGATTGCGTAGTTCAAGCTTGAGAGAGGCTGCTGCAGGGTCAACATATAATGCATTGATAGGAGTATGACCAATAAAGAGTTTAATATCGCGAGCAAGTTCCGCATCTGTCTTTTGCCTTCCTTCCTTAGAACTGTCAAAGTAATACTCTCTTTCTATCCTGATCTGGGGCCATTGTCTTGGAGAGACTGCTGCAATATGACAAGCAGTTGGGTTAATTGTTCCATAATCCAAAGCAGCGCAATAAAAGTTAGGAGAAGGATATTCTTTTTCATAAACGTTTATGTCGTCCCATGCATCAAATACAGCTCCGGTTGCCAATGCCCATTCGCCTAGGACATATCGTTTGTAAAATGCGCCAGTAAAAGAGGATTTGATAGCCTTTTTGTACTCTTCGTCTAATGTAGGGTTATCATCTAGATTGAATTGCCAAGAAACCAAATCATGTACATCTGAACGATCGAGGTATTTCTTCTTAAGCCAATGTGATGGGCCTTCAGGGTTGCACGTAACAAACATTTGTGCGCCACGAACAGATAGACGAGTCTCTAACATTTGGAAGAAAGGCTCGGGAATGCATGTTGCTTCATCAACTAATGCGTAAGCTAGTGTCGATCCCTGTATGGTAGTGACAGCAGATACATCAGGTGCGCCCACAAAATAAAGATCACGACCATATATCGACACTTTATTACACATGGGTGAGGGGCAAGGAAAGCCAAGCATACGGTACATGCTAGTGAGTATATTGCGGTGAATAGTTGCACGATTGACCCCAATGATCATTGCATCGCCAGGGACTCCATGACGAAGTCTATTTAAGAATTTGCGTATGCTTGAGTATGTTTTACCAGATCTGACAGCTCCAACCCATATGTTAAATCGATGAGTTGACTCTGCATAGGATTGATTCTGTTTAGGACTTGTGATCATGAGCCCTTGAATTTAGCTAATTCAGCCTCTAATTCCATGATTTTATTCTGAAGGTCGATCGTATCGGCTAGTATGGGAGTCTCATTGATTTGCTTTTGCTTGGCTTCAAATTCGATTTCTTTGAGTTTACGTTGGAGTTCACGTTCTAGCTTATCCGCATGATCTTGATCCTCTTGTTTTCTTATGTCTTTGAAGTAAACTCTTTGCCATCTTTGTGAGATTCCTTCGCGTACATTTGAGTCTTTATCAAGATACTTTTGTCCCACAATCTTAAGGGCTTGCTCATAATAGGGGAAAAATTCTGGGATAACGTGCATGGTGTCCCATTCTTTATCAGTATAACCTTTTTCTATGCAATACCACGCAGAAAGATGAAGGGGATCATTAGCTTTGACCCAAGCTACCATTTCTTTACCCAAATTAATCATTTCTTCGTTAGAAAATGAAACTGTTCGCGGTCTTCCTCTAGGCATTACAATGTCAACTTGGCTATGATTTCTACATCTGAAGGCTCTTCGCCAAAGTCTTTTAATACTTCAGCTGTGAATGAACCCAATATGGGATCATGTGCGGACATGGTAAATTCGTTATAGATCATGCGTTCTTTCTGTAACTTCTTACCATCATCATTTTTACATTTAATAGTTACCTTGACTGCTTCGCTCATTGAGTCCTTAGGAGTTAAAAAACAGGGGAAATGCTCTACCCCTGCCAAATCTTGGAGATTTTTGTGAAAAAGATTTTAGGAGGCTTTTTTGTGCTGCTCAATAATGTTTTTTAGTTGCTCAAGTACCTCATTAAACTTAGGGGCATCGCCTTCTACTTTTTGTTCGACGAATTGAGCTACCTGATAAACGGTATTGAGTAAATGCATGACGTTTTGGATTGGTTCATTTGGAAATAGTGAAGCTAATTTATCTAACATAAGATTGTCCTTTTTAATCATTAAATCGTTTAAAGCTTTTCCAAAAGGATCTTCTGGATGAAAAAGAGCCTTAATGGTCTGATATATAGTCACCTATCCTCCTCGGATACAAAGTGTCTTTTGATATCTCTTTTACCTTATCATCAATTATTTTAACATCTTCTTTTTTTACAGTAGTTAAAACTTGATTTTGACAACAAGGCGCATCTAACTTCCTTAAATGGTATTCTTGAACAGCTTCCCATCCCATTTTTACCTCAATGATTTAGGTGTATAATAGCCATCGTTTTTATGATGGCAAATTTCGCAAGTTTTGTCTTCCATGGGTATAGTTTTCAACTGCTCTTACCTCCCTATTTCTGAATGACCATATTTCACCAGTATCTAAAAAGACTGTCCAGATAAGATCGTGATCAAAACCTGGATCAGTCACGAAATACGCATACCCATGCCCTTTTGGAGTAAACAACGGAATGGGATTCCTAAGCTCTATCACCAGCGTTTAATCCCTGAAAATAGTCAGTTTGATT